TTACTCCAGAGACAGCCGAACCGAAAAGCCGTTTTCAGCAAGCGTCAGGCTCAGCGTGTTGATAGTCCAGTCCCGGTCCTCCTCGGTCCCGAATCCTTGAGTTGTGACTTTGCATTCTGCTGTCAGCGACACTAAATCGAGCGTCGCTGGCGTCGTGTACGTCATAGAGAACTCTTTTTTAGCTGCACCGCCCTTAAGCCCTGGTGCAGCTTCTTTCGCTGCGTCGAGCGACGGCTCCACTGCTGGCCACTCGATTACAGGATCGCCGCCACTGCCTGTACGCAATTCTTTAATCTGCCCTGTTGCCGTATCGTGGTATTTGATCAGATACGTCGGCTCCGGATTTTCGCCACCGCCGCCACTATCACCGCTTTGTCCATTTCTCGAATAGCCCCAGCTGGAGTTATCACGACGAGTTAGCGTGTAGTGCTGGAGCGGAGCACCGCTAACTGATTCGCCCGCGCCGCGCGGCAGAAATATCCAGTACCCTCCTGCGGGTTTGCTCACCGCATCGAATCGTGTTGCTAGTCTCGACATCAGGTGCATATCTGACTCACCGACTTGATCGAGCTGCGTGATAATGTTGTCTGCAAACCGCTTTGATACGCGAGGTTTTAGCCCGTTATCGCTCGCTATTGTTGCAACGATATTGCTGACAGTGACGTCGCTCCAGGAGCGAGTTTTTTTGCTCTGAACTGTCGGAGAGCCTTTTGATGCGTTCATCGGAGCTGCTTTTGCTGTGAAATCAACTACCCGGGGTTCACCGCCACTGCTCGCACCATCAACGATGTATACACCCTTATCAATTATCTGATTACCGAAACCGAGCCCAATACTGATTTTTACTCCGCGGGCCGGAATTTTCAGAGTTTCAGAAACGATTGCTACGCGTAATTCGTCTGTCTGTTTACTCGAACCACCATAATCTGTGAGCGTGATATTGATCAAACCTTTTCTTATTTTATCCGTGATGTTTTCATTATCAGCAGATATATAAAAATTGGGCTTCCATGCTTCCACGCCAGTATTTACGTAATCACTCATTCATCAATCCCATAATTGCGTTTCTTTTTTAACCGGTTCGGGGTCGATTTCTGGTAAAACAATTTTTTCTCCTGCACGAAACACGGCATACATATCCGTTACGCCGTAATTTAAAACCTGATATAACACGGTTTCTGTCGTTTTTGCTGTTCTCCCGTAGACAGCAAGGCAGATCTGATCGAGACGGTCACCGTCCCGTGTAGTGTATGTAATCATTTGGGGCCCCATTAATTAAAAGGATTTCATAATGAGAATTAATTTTAGTAGTCGGAGAGGTATTAGTATTTCGGCATCAAAAAAAATACCATCAGGTTGTTTTACATTTATGCTCGTAGTTTTTTTTATTATTTTTATACTTGTTAAGTGCTCTGATAGCGCTTGATTTTGTATTAATCTAGCGAAGCTCCATAATATTCGAGCGTGAGTGAAAAGTCCTGCGATTTTGGGGTTCCGCCCATCAGAAAACTGTTTTGCGTTTCTGTTAACTCCCTGATAACCCAGTACCCCTTCACCTCCCCGGTCCCCAGCACCAGTTGCTGGGGTTCTCCCGAGTTCCCCAGTGCCCGCAAATCTGTTAACAAGCCAATGCCACACCCATCAAGGAATAACGCGTTTATTTTCCCATCGATCGTGATTGTGGGGTTCGGTCGTCCGGTTATCTGCAATGCGTCGTTTTTCCCGAATCGTGTTTGCTGAGCCCAGCGCCAGGCGTCACTACGTTGCAGTTTGTTGTACGCTACTGTTGATATAGCAAAAATGAAATCACCCACGCCCAGCATGATATCCTCAGCACCGTTTATCGCATCACTCATTGTCACCCCGCCGCCGCTGGTTTATCAAACATCGCACCACGGTTGTACGAACTCGCAACTTGTCTCAGCCCGTCGAGCACACCTGATGCAGCAGCCTGCTGTGTTGATTGTGGATCTGCCGCTCCGATAATATTGATTTCAATTTTATTGTTTTGCTCTGGCGCTGGAGTTGCGACTGCCTGTCTCAGCGCTTCAATATTCAACGTTGCTGAGTTTTGTGATTCAGGCGTTGAGTCTTTATTTATTAATCCAGTAAACGGGTTAGCAAATGAGAGCATTGATTCAGCCTGTGATTTTGCAGGCGCAAGACGCTCAGGGTGTCGCATATTATCTACGGCTTCGTCGGCTTTTGCTTTTGCTACATTATCTGCTGCCAGTCCTGGATTCGGTGAATATTTACCACCACTATCCATGAATTCCTGATACGCTTTATTATATTCTTCGTTATATACGCGCTGTTCCTCGTCTGTTTTCTCGTCCGGAATTAACCACTCAAGTTTTTTTGCTACTGCCCAAATTATTTTTCCGAATTTAACGCAAGCTTCGCCAAAACTGACTATCCCCTCCCACATTTTTTTCATGCTTTCGGGCTTTACCCACTCAGTAATTGTGTTGACAAATCCGCCCTGATTGTCCTTAAACCATGCTGTAAATGTTTCGCGTACTGAGTCAAACGTCGGCGCGAGTTCCCCCCCGATTTTACCGAGTGTATCTGCAAGCCCCGACGTAATAGAGCCCCACAGATTTGTCACTGATACATGCGCACGCGCCGCTCCTTCCGCACCCTCTTTTGTTAACAGATTCGATTTTTGCGCGTCGGCCATTGTCTGTTCCCAACTTTTACCAGTGGCCTTCATATACGTCATGATTTTATTAGCTTCGCCCCCCATGAGCTGGTCAGCAAGACTCGCCGCTTGCTTCTCATCTTTCATTTCAGAGATGCGACGCATAACCTCATTAAACTGTTTTTCCCGATCCCAGCCAGCCATTCGTTTTTTCGTCAGGCCGATTTGAAACAACATGGGATTCAGGTTTTTTTCGTTTCCGATTTCGCCGATTTTATTTGTAAGTTCTTCTGACAAATCCCCGATATTTTCGCCGTTAAGCCCGGCTGCTTTACCGATATTGTCCCACGCAGCGTATTTTTCGACGCCAACCCCGTAGGACTTCGCCAGACCGAGTTTTTCTGACGTCTCTGCATTCATTGCCAGCGCACCAGCAGCAGCACCGCCGATGAGCCCCGCCGCGCCAAGTGTCCCCCATTTGATGCCTTTTCCTGTTGCCTTTATCGTTCTTGCAGTCGCTCCACCGCCCCATTTTGCAGCCCCTTTTGCGCGACCCGTCCACTTCTCCAGCCGTTGTTTTTTAGCAAGCTGAGTATTCAGCGCCTCCTGGTCCTGCGTTGTCGCTTTTATTCGACGGTCCAGCTTTTGATACTGAGCAGATAAATCAGAAACGTCTTTACCTGCCAGTTTCATTGCTGCGATTTTGTCTTTTAATTTATCCTGACTTTTCGTTAATTTCCCGACAGTAGACGACGTCTGCCGAATCGCATCATTGAGTTCTGTTGTACCGCGACGAAACGACGGGTCTATTCGCCCACCGAATACAACCTGCGTTTTAAAGTTTTGAGAAATAGCCATCGATTTTCATGACCTCGTTTACATAGAAATTAAAAACCCGGTACGGCAGGTCCATTTGCGTATCGGGCGGGATGGCAAGTTTTTTCGCAATAAACGGAATCAGAATAACTATATCTGATGTCTGTCTTTCGGGGGCTTTACCAGTTCGTTAAACGCAGCCTCCATTTGATCGTAATCGCACGCAGGCAGTGCATATAAATCCTCTCGATCCAGATTTGCCAGGCGCGCCAGCATTGTCGCTGTCCGCTCTTCAAGACCACTTTTATCGTTACTGAACATAATGCGGTCGCGTAATTTTGGTTCGCGAATAGTAATTGTATCGCGGCTCTCGCCCTTAATAATAAATGGTCGAGAGAGCGTAATAGTCATACTGTCTAATAATGATTCCATTTTATTTGCCTTTTAATATACATGGAGGATTCGAGCAACGCCCGCAAGGACGTCAACACCATTAATTACTCGTTTCATTTTTGCTGGATGAATCTCGTAAATAATTTTTCCATTTTGAACTCGTTTATAATAACTCGGCGCAATCGTTACTGATTGCCCAACTGCTGATTTTGAATCAGTCCCCTGAGCGTCATCAGTGATTGCCGTAATAAGACCCTCGTAGGTATCAATACGCTCAAAATTTATTCCATAGGAGTCTGTGTACGCACTACGAATTTCAAACCGCGTCCTGACTCCCGGTATTAACCCGAAATAGCTCATAACACCAGAATCAGAACCAGAAACTTTAAAACTGGCTGACATTTTCTCCATCCCCCCATCCAGTGTTATGGCTGTATCCATCGAGCCTGTTTTAAACTCGTCCTCAATTATTTTCATATCAACAGGAGTATATTCAGTACAATTTAAAACCCGTTCACCTTGCACGAATAGCGCAAACGCGCGGTAAGCGTTGCTATCTGACATATTTACTCTCCGAATTATCAGGCTGTTTCTTTAAAAAGTGAGGCCAGTGCTTCAACTGTATAGTCATTATTAATGCGGTACATTAACGTAATTGTTTGTGCCGGAGATTTCGGACCAAAATCAACATTAATATAAAGATTACCAGCGGCCAGACTTTCTTTTGTATTCAGCTCACCGTCTAACCACGCACGCCCTCCGTTAATCGCGCCCTGCTCCTCTAATTTGTGCAGATATGCGTTTATCGACTCGACAACGTCTGTTCCGAGGTGCAGGTCTATCGGACGATCAATAAAATCGGTCATCATTGCCCGGGCTATAGAATCCTCAATTACGTCAGCTGTTCGACGAACGCATTCAAAGGACCATTGGGGACTGAGGCTACACAGATAGTTACCCCAGTGCCGGAACCCGTCATAGCGAATAATTGTGCTGACCTGACTGGCGTTCAACAGGTTCGCTGTGCAGTTTGTCTCACCAATAATAAAATCGTCGACTTGTTCAAGCCCCGTAACTCCGTAGATGTTTTGGTTCGATTTACTCCACCAGAATCCTTTTTCATTATCAATTCTGGCTCGTAAACCAGCAGCGATAGCTGAATACGGACGAGATAACCCACTAACATCGCTCGTAGAATAAACACGAGGGCGCAGAATTTCCATTCTGCCGCCGTACCTCTGACGACGATTCACAACGTCAGCAGGCGTAGCGCCTCGCGGTGAATCGATATACCCAACACCTCGTAATTTATTTGTCACCACTTCAAGTTGTTCAGCGATATAATCGTTAGCACTATAATCTGGAGCAATTAAAATTCTCGGAGTCACTTGATTTATTTGTGCAGACGTCAACAATGCGTTAATCCCGTTAACGACGTTCTGCCTCATTTTTGTTTCGTCGTTGTCTTCTTCAACGCGGACAACAACAATAATAGCGTCATCCTGATTTAGTATTTCAGATACAGCGGGAGGAAGGGTGCCAGACCCACCGAGCAATCCAGCTTTTTTCTGACTGCCTGCAATTACCGTCGGAATATTATATTTGAACGATTCGTCTTTGCCACCTGATAAATTTGTTGGAGGAAGAGCGAACACAGTCCCCGTTCCTGCGTGATCACCACCGAATGTGACATTAATATATTCCCCGATTTGTAGCCCTTCTTTATACTGCTGGTTCTGATCATACATTTTTGACGGAGTCATCGCGCCGTCTGTAAGCATTGTCAATTTTCTCGATCCGTCAGGCAGTGTACTATATCCTGGAGTTGCTACATTCCCGTTAATACCGAGATTGACGATTTCGACAATCCAGTTGTTTCCGTCGGCCCCTGGCGTGACAGTTGAAAACTGAACAAGATTATCTGCGAGTTCAGATCCCCATAGTAGTGATGCGCATGTTGGGGCGCTCGCATCCGGGGCCGTGCCGACGATACCGATAACGGAAATATCGACCGTGCTGATCTCTTTTGTTCCGTCGTCGTATTCGAGCGTGCGTGGGCCGTGCAAAAAATTAGTGCTCATTTATTTTACTCTCCTGATTCGATTATAATTGGAGCCACATATTCAGCAACATCACCAAATTCACCGGCCACAGCTCGCCCGTATAGATTTCTACCGTATAATGTGGAATCGGTTTTAGATGCGGTAAATAAAATATCACTACCGATACCTCTGATATCACAATTAATATCAATACTATTGCCTGATGTGCTAGAATAACGCGGTAATTTTATATTTGAAAAATCATCATCTTTAAACATTTTATTTAGGCCACTCTAATGAAATTTGTTGCAAAACTCGCTGTAAAAATATCTTCGGCATTACCGTCTGTCGGTTCGGAACTCGACGGCATATACCCTGAGAGCGCCCACAGGCCAGGCAGGGATTCTGCTGAAAATCCTATACTAATAATAACGTCGCTAATTAACTGCGCATTTCGTCTATATGTATACGCAGGAAAAATCAATGAACCTGCAATAGTATCCCCGGGTTTATAGTGCATAACAGTCTCGTTACTAAATCCAAATCCTGCATAAACAACTGAGCCGACAGCTGCAAACGCAGGCACCACCGGTGCAGGGTCATCGTTAGCATCAATTAAATTGTCAATGTCTTCTTTGGTGTAATAATCATCAAGATTGACGCCGATATTTTCCCGCGCCGTTTTTTGCGCCGCCGCGCCTTTATCTTTGATTTCAGATAAATTTTTGCTTATCTGCAAATAACGCTTATCTGCATCTGTCTGACTAATTCCACTACTATTATCAATAATAACGTTAACAGTAGACGTGCTGGACACCGCGAGTGTGTATTTATACGTGATTGAAATCAACGCACCGTTACTGTCCGTCGGTTTCAAAATATCCGGTGAACGTGCAACTGAGTACAGCTCCCCTTTATCTGTTAATATCCCCACCTCGCGGATGGTATAACCGCCGGTTTCCGGCGGTACGTACAGTGTAAAAATGACCTGATTACCGCTATTTTCTGACGATTTAATATCTCCGCGATACGTCTCGTGAATTAATGCTGTTCGGGCCGGGTCTGGCGTCACGTCGCCGTTTCCGTTTGCGTCACCAATAACGAATTTATTCAGCACCACGGGTACACCCGATGCCAGCGCAGCGGCTTCAAGTTGCGCCCCCCGGTCTGTCAGCACCGCATAAACCTGGCTCGCGCTCACTTTCAGATTTGATTTTAATTTAGCCATTAGGTCCAATCTCCACTAACAGACTCACAATTGGTGAGCCTGATATATATAATCCGCCATTTAATTTCACGCCACCATCACCATCGGCTGGTATATCAACATCCAATTTTGCGTAAGGACTTCCGGCAATAAAAAACTCACCGTCAACACCTGTTTCGAAATTTATTTCCTTTAATAATGAACGACAATTTTTTGCATCAAATATTTGTGCAATAAATGTATTCAATAGCTCTAAATCTAACCCCATACTTTTTAGCAGATATATTTTAATTGCGAATGTATACGGGTCGTCCCTGGGTGTGGCTTCAAACCACTCTCTCATTTTGCTCTCAAATCCAACTGTTAATAACGCTCGTTCAACAGCTCCACGCGTTCCGCGGTGCTTGTTCTGCCACGCAGCTGCTTTAATAATTTCGCGTTTTTGCTGCTCGCTCCAGTCGGGGTTCCAGTAGGTGACGGCGTATTCCCACGCCAACCACGGCAACAGATTTGCAGGACACAAATCGGGATTTTTAATAATTCGAATATCGCCAGGCAGATCGCCAACGTGAGATAAAACAGATTCCAGCGCTCTCTCGGGGGTTATTGCGTTCGGAGGCAGTACGCTTTGACTTGTCATGGCTACCCCATTTGCACGCTGAGTTTGATTTCTGTGCAGTGCGGGGCCTGTCCGACGCCAGCGATCACATCCTCTGTTGGCGATATCAGAATCACACGCTCAGTGCCGTCACGGTGTATCGCATCGTAAATTCCCGACAGGGCTGCTGTCGCCCCGATTTTATGTTGTGTAGCCACGTATATAGCTAAATCGCTTTGTGCACCGTTGAGCAACACGTTCTGATCGGGACCGAGCCCCGCTACGATAACGGCTTCAACCCGGTAATTCAGGTTCGACGCAGGTTTTACTGTCACGAAATCAGTTAGTGGCCGAGTGTCGTCAGGAGACAGGGCCGCGTTCACTGTATTCAGTAGTGATTGTGGCGGAGTGCCGTCGCCGGTTCGCGACAGGACATACATATCGACGTATCCAGGCTGGGTCACGGGGGGGCCGTATGCCTGAGCAGACAAAACGTCTGGATCACTCGATAGCGCGAAATAGTTATAGGCGTTCGTACTGCCGGCAGTATTCCGCGCGTACCACGATAGCTGTATGCGATGACGATACTCGTCGTCACTCTCGTAAACCGCCTCAGTCGGGGGAATTACATCGGGATTAGCTGGCGTTATCAACAGCCGCAGGCAGTCAAAATTAACGCCAATCTGGTCGAGGTCACTCCCTTTTGCAAACGCGAGCAATACAGCGAGCATCCCCTGATTTACCCGGGCTGTAATAATGATTTCTCTGTATGCAACTATTTCCAGCAGTTTAACGGCCGGGTCTGACTCCAGGAGTGCGTTAAATTGTGGATATAATATCTGCAGCTCTGACAGTAGATTAGATTTAACATCTGAAAATAACGGGGTTTTAACGAATGCTGGCGGCGGCAGCAGACTCATATCAATAGTTTTCACTATCGAACTCTGAACTGTTGATGTTATCAAAATATCAGCTCCATATTATTAAACTCTAATCGCTGTTGTGTTTCGATATCTGTTGCGATAATTAATATTGTTATTTTCCCGATATCCACTGCTAACACATTTATTCTGTCAATTCTGACGCGTGGTTCCCAGCGTGCTATTGCTCCTGCACTTTCCATTATTATTCTCATAGCAAGCGACGGATCAGTGGGATTATCAACGAGGTCAAATAATTTGCAGCCGTATTCCGGCAACATTACACGGGTTCCCAGCGGGGTCGTTAAAATATCAACGATAGACTGACAAATGTGATCAGTCCCCGATAAAGACTTACCAGTGTTACGGTCCATTCCAAGCATATTTACGCCATTGGTTGATTTGGTTTATCTGTTTCTCCGTCAGGGCATATGTGCGTATGCCCGTTATATGTAATACGCATCTCATTCATTGTGCCTTGTCGGTCCTGTACCTCTTGCCCTGCTAACACACTACCGCGAGTTGTGATATTACCGGTTCCACCGTTATCTCCAGTGACAGAAATATCGTTACGGAATATCGCTAATTTATCTACTACTAATGTCTCGGTAATATGAGTTGGACCAGCTAGTGTTATCCCACCCGGAGCCCACGCACTGATTGTTTGAGCTGTCAGCGATATTTTGTTCGCAGCAGTAATACTAACAGAACTCGTTGCTATAACGTTCACTAAATCAGCATGTGCGTTAATTGTGTCTGTTGCTGTCACATTAATAATATCAGCGTCTGCGTTAATTAATTTTCCACCGTGAATATTGACAACATTTTCGCTATTAATAGTAACGTCTGCACGTCCGAATATTTCTATTTCAGACTCACCGAGTATTTTTACTACGCCGTCCGGTACGCCCTGCCATGTCAGAGTGTGATTTTTTGTGTTATACGTCATCGTAGCCCCATCACAGTATGCAGTGACATGATCATGGGGGTCATTGCTTGGCGGAGCTTTGTCGTCAATGTGCAGCCCGAGCATAACTACACCATTACGCGTGTCCCCACCCTCAGAAACAACAGTAACGGGATCGCCCACTGATGGTGCGCTCCAGTCGACGCGTTCTGAGGTGGCGTGAGTAAACCACTGCAGCCAGCCTGACTGGTGTTCACCACCAAATGAGACTCGGCAGCGGGGAGGATTCATTTTAACTGCAGCTATCGTGCCGCGTTTAACTGCGTCACGCAGCCTGCGCGCGTTCTCCGCTGCAGCATATTCATCGTCCGATTGGGCCATAATAGTCGCCCTCATGTTCTGCGCCGATATCTGGCGCTATTCCGACATATAAATTTTTCAGGGTTCCCTGTGATGGGTAATCGAAAATATCTGGACCAACGCCTACAACCTGCGTGAACGACACGCACTGAACTGAATGCGAACCGACTGACTGCCCGTTTTTAATCCAGTCGCACGGTTCCGCGTCGCTGAATTTTGCCGGTTTAGTTCCGGGACCGAACATTCGCCCATTGATCCAGCTCGTCATATAGAGCGCTGCATTCTGCGATTTCAGTCCGTACTGATCAGCTGCAAACTCCCGCAGCAAATACAAATTACACGACAGCTCGACTGACTGAATTGAGCCTGGAACCGATTCGTCACTCTGTGACCAGTTGCTGATTTCCATGAACAGAGCTGGCGTTTCAAATCCTGCCGGAATTTCTGGATAAATGCCGAATGTTTTGATGAACGGTATTTGTAAAACCGCGCCTTTAACGCGATCAAGATATTCGTCAAATGCATCCAGTCCGCTCATAATCGTTTCCCTGTTTTTGGGTCTACGTGGACATTACCTTTCACGCGACCACGCAAGTCCTGTTCAAAAAAACCTATGAACACGGTGCCAATGTTTTCAAAAATATAATCATCGATAGCATCCTCCAGCGCTTCGTGCACCGGTACGCGAGCCTCTTCGATTCCTCCGCGAGCCAGTCGAATCCAGACACTTTTCGCACCGTAGCGTTTCGCTACGAATGAATCGGGCCAGCTCATCATCGCCAGCCCCGCGCTCCTGGGGGTAAACGTTGCGCCGCGAGCGCCTTTTTTTGTTTTCAAAAACAGACCGGTCTCAGGATCGCGAGGCTGTTTTTGCCTCCGTGGATTTTGTAATCGCCCCTTTAGCTCAGATACCCGGAAATCATTCAGACCGTACCAGAGCTTGGCGCTGCTCAGGTCTCCTGCAGTTTCTTTTGATATGTTCCGGATTTTGACGAACGGTTTTACGCGTTTTTCTGCGGCCTTACGCCCTTTAACCGCCAGCGATTCGATGATCATTCCCACCGAGACCCGGTGCATATGTTTTGCAGTTCGGTTCAGTGCCCTGTTGTATGCCATTAACATTTGATGTTGCGTCGCGCTGATTTCGACTCTGAGCTGCTCCAGCGCCGAAACATCGATATCGAACATCTGCGCGTTACTACGTAAATCAGCCACGGTTCCCCCCTTAAGTGGGACCACGGTCCCACTTAGTATTTTGAATACTCGCTGTTTTCGCTGGACGTATGAGGCTCTAAAAAAATATTCGTGAGCCCGACGCCGTCTGCTTGTGGCTCTTTAACTACGTAATCGGTCCAGCCAGACCAGGTAACAGAGCCGTCAGCAGCGATACTGCGCTGCTTTGGGACCTGGACAACGTCACGCGCAACAACGCCAGCGACGTCGTCTGAGAGCGCCGTCAGGCTCGTTACTGTACCGGTAATAAAACCGGCATGAGGAACGTCAACGCGCGCGTAAGGCTCGTTAAAAATAGCGATAACGGGGTCGGTTTTACCGCCTAATTTGATTGGCCGTCCCCACTCACGAATCATCTCTTCGTCGCCAGCCCGGAGGTCATCGTAGTAGCTCATAGAGCGTAAACGTGACCAGCTGCGATGAGGTCTGCGACTTCAGGCGAATCGACAATAATTTCACGGCCTTCGGCAACAATCTCGCGAACACGACGCCCGTTCACGTAGTGATAAATATCCAGTGTGTTACGCAGCTTTACGCGACGCGTAATTAATGCGATTTTCTGCTCTTGTGACTGTGAAACGATGGTGCTCGTAATTGATTGAGCGAGATCGCTATCAGTCCCGGGCGCAGTATTCACCGCGATCTCGATGCCTCCCGCGTCACCAGATTGCTCATTCAGAATATCGAGCTCTGACTCAGCACCGGCGACGATTGATTCAAGTTCCGCAGTAGTCCCGCTACGCGGTAATTCGCGACCGAGCTGTGCGCTCAGATCGTCGATTCTCGCCAGCAATTCTGTTTTTGTGCTCATGTTGATTCCTTAACAAAAAAGAGCCTTTCGGCTCTTACGCGATTTTTACGACAACGAACGCGTCGGCATCCGTGAGGACCATTGCTGGCGCGGATTGCGTCATTGTTTGCGTCACTGCCGGATCACCGGTAGTGGTCCAGACTTTTGGATAGCGCGTCGCTTCGCAAATACCCTCTTTCAAAGCGTCTTCGTCCTGGATTGCGCCATAAGTGCGGAGTCCGCGATTTTTTGTGTTGCCCAAAATCATCGTGCTATCCGGCATATAACGCTTTTCAGTGCCTGTCTCTGGATCGATGTATTGTCCTTTGTAGACAAACAACGCTGTGTCGCCGTAATAGCCCTTAAAGCTAACGACGTCGCCCAGGTTTTTCAGCGCGACTTCGAGCTGGCTGTTTGAGCCACGGCGCGTATCCAGTGCCGTCCAGAACTTTTTAAAACGCTTCAACTGCTTCCAGGCTTTACCATCCATAATGATGACGTTAACAGCACCGGATGCAAGGTCCGCATAAGATTCGATATCGTCGCTCGGGTCATACGTTTCCGCATCCTGAGTCGACCAAGCTGTCGAACCGGACTGAGTGACGTTATTCGTCGCGCTGCGGCTCATGTCGATCTCATAGGTCTCGATATTGCTGCCGGAAACTGTGTATTTACCGTACAGAACAGCCTGTACCGCCTGATATTCTTCGAGCTGGCTGATGCTCAGTTCCTCATCGAGCAGGTTCTGCATGATGAGTTTGGCGCGACGAATTACGGGAGTTAATGGCTCACTAATCGGCTCTCCGCCGGCGCGCTTGATGCTCATATTCGGATTGATCGTGTGTTTCGGCTTCGTGTAACCCGGTTTGAAATGGTTCGTTGAATAGCCGCGAGTGCGGTCAACTTTGCCGGTGATCATCGGCGCGCAGTACACAGCCATATTCACTTTTCCCGGGATTTTATCCAGAAAAACCTCTTCGCTCGTAAACGTGTATGTCTCACGGAAAAAAAGTCTTAAAAATAACGGATTGAACTTAAATACCTGCTGTGTCGCGGTAATGAGTTCTGACGTAGTAAACGAATCGCTCATTTATATATCCTGTATAAAAAAACCGCCCGGAGGCGGCTTGTTTTGAGTTTTTTTTGCTATCAGCCGACGCTGACTGGCGTACCCGCAAACGCTGATTTGCGTTTAGCTACGTCGGTAACAGTACCCCAGTTAATCGCCGTATAACGGAACGAGCCTGATTTGTAGTACGAGCAGTCTGCAGAACTTGCACCAGTGTTTACCGCTGTTGCCGTCAACCCAATGGCCTTTCCTACTGAACCATCCCAGACCTTGAGCGTCCCAACGCTTGTATCGAGCATAATCGGAGTCAATCGTGGAACGTTGATCCCACCCTGAAAATGGCCAATAGTCGTAACAACAAGATCTGGACCCAGAATAAAATCGTCCGGACTGTATGTTTCAGTTGTCATTATTCATCCCCTAAAATTGAACGCCCTGCCGCGACGAGCATCGAGACGTTTGCGGTTGTTCCTATTACCGTCGTGCTGCCGGCATCCTGAATAGTCGCCGGTGATTCAGTGCTCATTAGTGTATCGAGCGCCGTTTCTGTCCGCGCCTGCGCCGTTTGCGGTGCTGCCGCAAGGACCACCTGTGCCTGTTCGACGGTCATCCCGGGGACGCCGGCGAGCGCTTTTGCCTGCGCCTCGCGCCCGACCGCTTCGGGACAATTGATGATGGCCATCACGCGCGCCAGTTCGCTCGATGCGGCGTCCGCGCGAATCTGCTCCGTGTTGAACTCAACCGGCGCGTCCGTAGTCGTGGTCGCGGTTTGTTCTGTGGTCGTGGTCTCCGCCGTGGTTTCTGTTGTACCTGGCATAAATCGCTCCATTTTTGGTTTCAGTGCGTCGGCCATAACTGCGATAGCGTCCGCGTAATTAACGAGTTGATCAGCGAGACCAGATTTAATCGCGTCCGCGCCGATAAATACTGCAGCTTCCGTGGCCAGCACCCTGGATTTTTTCAGCCCGGTATAATCCGAGACTTTTTGCGCGAACTGCTCGCGCGTGCTGTTAATACTCAGCTGGAATTCGTCGCGAACGTCGTCGGGCAGCTGGGAATACGGGTTCCCGTCGACTTTGTGCGCGCCGGCGTAAATCAGCGTCACGTCAACGCCGGCAATCTCCAGCGCCTTTTCGACGCAGCGGTGAGCCATCAGGACACCAATTGAACCAACCGTGCCGGTCTGCGTTATCAGCCGGCGCGAACACGCTGACGCCAGCAAATATGCGGCGCTGCAGGCCGTATCGCTGGCCAGCGCCCACACCGGTTTTTGCTCTCGCGCCCGGGCGATTAAATCAGCGGTATCAAACGCGCCGGCGACCTCACCACCTGGGGAGTCAATATCCAGCAAAATCCCCTTAACATCGGGATCAGAAATCGCCTGCTGCAGGCGTTTTACGATTCCGTCGTAACCGCTCATACCGCTAACCGGATTGATATAACCCAATTTATGAACCAGTGTCCCGGTAACCGGCAGAACAGCTATACCACGCTCCACGCGGTACGATTTCTGACGTGTTCGCTCGCTGCTGTCCCACCCCATCGCGAGGGCGTTCATTTCGTCGCTGTTCATTACCTCTCCAGACGCTGTATCAATCAGTCGCCCGGTACCGAACCGGTCGCTCAGCGCAGAAAAAAATACCCGCGCGTAGGCGGGCTCCAGCAAAAGCGGTTGATTGAACGCCCTGGCGGCGAGGTGCGGAAAATTGTTCCACGGCATCAGTTACCTCCCCAGCCGTTATCGTTGGTATTTGAGGGGTGAGATACAGACCATGACGGTTCGCTCAGCCCCATTTCACGCCGGCGCTGAATTTCGTATTCCTGTTGCTCCATAACCTCTTCGTAGTCCTGCCCCTGCAGCGCTAGTTCGTTCTGATACGTACTGAGGCCGGTTGTGATTCGCATGGCACTCTCCTGGACCTCTTTCAGCCCATCGATAGCCATACGGCCAGCGCCGATCCAGAGAGAGTTAGTCCAAGAGTTCCGCGCCTCGTAAAACGACCGAACCGCGGAGCGGGGCAGAGTGATAATCCCGCGCGCCAGCGCCTCCTCAAACCAGCAGCAAAACATCAGTGACGCCTGGCGCGCAGCGATAAAACGTCGACGCCCCATAAAAAATCGCCAGCTCACGTTCGCGCTAGCGCGTGCGCTGGAGTAACTGACCTGACTGTAGTCCCGGCTCAGTTCCTCATATGACGCTCCGACGCCGGCAGCAACGTAACGCAGGAGTGATTTTTCCAGTGAACTAAAACCAGCGTCAGCGTTCTGAGCGGTCTGTAAACTGAGTTTGTCGCCAGGGTGCAGGTGAGGAACTTTCACGCCACCGAGCTTGATATTTGCGCCGTTGTAGTACGTCACGTAACTCTGAATAAACGAATTCAGCGGGTTCGAGTCGATATCAGTACCCGCGCCGGCGATATATTCAAACGCCTGCTGGCTGTCGAGCTCTGATTCGATTGTCGCGGCATACATCGCCTTCACAATGGCGCTCTGCAGTTGTGTTTGCTGCAGCGTGTCGAGCATTTTCAGACGCTCCATCACGCTGTAGAAAATGTTGTCGCCTCGGGTTTGCCCATCCTCGAGCGGCTCGAATATGTGAATGAATGCGTGTCTGCCGCTGCTGAGCTGCGCTGGTATACGCCGGCACTTGCCGACTCCACCGAGTGGATAGGTGTCCTCGGCTATCCAGTAGCCCACTGCGGCTCCATTTTTATCAATATCAACACCGGCGCGGCGAAATTGAGTGTCAGCTGCGTAACCGGGGTTTCGAATTCGTTTCGGTGAGATCATTTTGAATCGCGTCCGAAAAACGCTGCCAGCACTGCTTTCCCAGACCGGTTGTACGCAGGTTTCACCATTAAACGCGTGAGTTGCCACGCCCTCGCGGATCATCATTGTGAACGTCCGTTTCCGCTCGATATCAATCGTGCAGTGAGGGTCCTCAGCGTATTCAGTCCACGCTACTTCGACGTCACGCGCCAGCGCCCTGGCGTCCTCGCGGGATATCCCGAGGTAACGCCAGTTAGGGCGATAACTCAACTTAAACAGATTGCCGACGATATGATCCTGGTGCAGCTGCACGGCGTTCGATGCAACGCCGTTATTGCGAACGAGATCGTCTGCTCGCGCGTTACCGCGATAAAAATTTGGCAGCAGTGCTGCGTCGGCGCTCTGCTGTGGTGCGTTCCAGTCAATCAGCTGGCCACCGAAACCGGGACCGCCGCCGTTATACCCCGCGTAACGGCGTAGTGGCGTTTTACCGTCAGGCCCGAGCAGCTGCTGCTGAGCAGTCATAATCGAACTCCCACGGGACGGCGGCGTCCCGTACTCAGACCGAGCTGTGATTTCAGCTCGATGATGTACGTTCGGAGCTGCTCAATACTCGACTGGGAGTACTGATAGCTCCGGTTATTTCCTGCTGAATCGCCGTGAGACAGCGACACGGTCGATTTACCCGTTAATAATTTGTGCAGAGCGATTTCCGCTTCCAGCAGTCGTTCCGTTAAAACCTCGCGCGACGTCATTAGCTCCCTCCGAGCATTCTCGCCATCTCCTCGAGAGACAGTTTGTTTTGTGATTTTTTCCGTTGCTCAGCGAGCGTCTCGAGATTGAGCTGGAAACGAATTTTACTGATACGCAGCGCTGCCAGCCCGTACACCCAACAGTCGAGCGCCTCATTTCGCCGGCCCTGGTTGTCCCAGCGATAAACGACGCGACCGTTAATGAGTTTCGGGATCAGTACCTCGGAGACGAGCTGCTTTGCTTCTGTCGTGCCGAATATTTCGTCGTCGTTGGGAAAATGAATCGCACCTGGTGTCGCCGATTTAGAGTCAGGTTCCAGCTGCAGGCGCATCGCGAGCAAATCTTTTGCCGTGTCAGTACCGATTAACGATAAATAAACTTTATTCGCGTTACGGGTACGCGGCATATTTACGACCGGCTGGCCGTATGAGCTCGCGCCTTTGATCGGAATGACCCACAGCGGACCGAGTTTCAGCGAGCGGTTATAAACGACCTGCGCGTCTATACCACCGGTATCCCACGCCCAGCGACTGACACCGATTGTGGTCCCGTCGCTGCGCCGGTATTGTTTGCGAATGACACCGTCGACGCGCTGCAGCGTGTCCTCCTCGTCGTAGCGACCGAGGACGATTGTTTTATCAATCAACCAGCACTCTTCCTCGGCTCCCCAGCCCCATACGTAACACTCGTAGCGCCCGGACGTCTGAGAGTCGATGCCACCGGTCAGATAAACAACACCGTCAGGAACCTGGCTGGCGTATTTTTCCCGGCGATTAACGAGAATATCGTGCTCCAGCTGCTCGCTGGCTACGTCGCTCCAGAGTTCGCCGAGCGTCGTGTTATGAAACGTCTTCTCCTTGAGCGGGTCACCTTTCGCTTTCAGCCACTCGCTGACAATCTCGCCCCAGCCGTCGAGATTCAGTGAATACAGGGCGTTTATCACGATCGCCGCGTGTTTCGGCGCGCGAACGACGCCACCGTCGTGATCAAAAAAATGAATGCCGTCCCGCGTCCAGGTGCAGTCCTCTGCTATCCAGCGCCCCGCGAGCTCCATTTTTTCGAGATCGCGATAGTAAAAATGCTCAGGACAGTGGCAGCACTGGTAATACGCGGACGACGATTTCGCCTCATTGGTCTGTAAGCTGTTATCCCATTTGAGGCCGTATTCGATACCGTCGAAACCAAATACCAGGACCTGCTCCTCGCCACAATGAGGGCATTTCAGGTAAAAACGAAACGTCAGATCGGCGGCATCCTCCAGCATTTCGATATGACTTTTGCCGGTAACGGTCGGCGTCGAACCAAAAATCGCCTTCGGGTACGCTGCCCCTTTAATTCGAACGAGCGCCATTTCGATGGGCGAGCCCTCGCCTTTGCCTTTTTTGGCAACTTCCAGCGGCCAGCCGTCAACTTCGTCACCCTCGACAACCTGTTTCGTTAGTCGCCGGAAATTTCCTGGTGCACTCGCGCCGCGAAAATCAAGAATCGCGCCGCTCATTTCTTTACGCTGGAGATTGTTACGCTCGTTGCTTTTATCCCAGTCGGGGAAAATTTTCTGAATCACCGGCATTTCGGCGATAGCGGGGTCAACCTCGTCGGCGACAAACCCATCCGATTCGTCATCGATAGGCTGATAGACCACGGCACTACGTTTTTTGTGCTCAGCGAAATAGAGCAGCGCCGCGACGAGTATTTTTGTATAACCGAGACGAGCTGATTTGCGAACAGACACGATTTTTATCACGTCGTTAGTCATCATATTGAGCATCACTACCTGGACCGGCTGAGTCGTCCAGTGGCCAGCGATGTGGCTGGAGCCCTCAGGGAGATAAAAATGTTTATCAGCCCACTCAACCCCCGTCATCGGTATCGTCACGCGCAAGGGATTCAACCCTGTCGAGATCGCGTTCGATATCGCTGACATCGTAATCGCTGAAGTCGACTCGTATGTCTGCCAGTTCATTCAGGGCTATCGCCAGCTCCTCTCGTAATACACTGCTCGCCTCCTGCGGCATTTCAGGCCACACCTTTTTCAATCGTGGTGGCCACGACTCGACGCGGGTACGTAATTCAACGGCGACGCGAGATACAGCGACGCTAATTAATTCAATTGGCGCGTAGCGTTTAGCGAGAATGCGGCGTTTTACTCGTGCCATCAGGATTCGCTCCTGTCGTTCCTCATTTTTCAGCCACTGCTCGCGATTTTTTTCGGGAGAATTGTCCCCCGCTTCCGGTTCGTCTGTACCAATTGTGTCGCGTCTATTGCTCCGGAGATAATGAATATAAAAATGGCGCCAGGCATCAAGGTCCCAATCGCCACGTCCTTGGGGGACTGGAGCTCCCGGAAGTTTTGCGAGATCGCGCAGACGACGATCAGATAGCAGTAAATGTGCTGCAACCTCAGCCTGACTTGCCATTAAAAATCCTCACCGGAACCGGAAACACCCAAAATGAAAAAATACTAAAAACGAGCGAGTTTTTGCGCGTCTACCGACCCTCGGTGTTTTGGATTTCGGAAAGGACCCGCGACCAGGGGGGCTATCTCCCTTTCAGGACAGGAATCGGGGGCTCTCATCAGGTTCATCAAACTCGACTGTAGCCTCGCGGCGTACTTGTTTGCATACATCAGCTTTGTGTATCTGATTATCAGCGTAAGCTTTCACTTTGGCTGCGAGCCATCCTTTTGCGCTGTATCGATAGACTACCGAACAATGTTTTCCCTATGTGTATATATCTTGAAATTATTGATATTCTTACAGAAAAGCAACAACCATGAGCACACAAAAAAAATGAACAAAGAAAAAATCGAAGCCTTAATGAGCGTAATATTAAAAGAAGCTGACCCCAAAAAATTTCCTGAGAAGTTATCAGAGGACGCCATCGTATCTTTTTATCGTGCGAACTCCTCTTACCTACATTGTCCAACTTTAAGAGAATGGTTAAGCGGCGAAGCAGAGCCTTCAGATGAGATACTTGAGGAGATTATGATTCAGAACAACTGGCGCGCAACTAAATGGTCAAATCGGTTACCTTAACCTGTTGAATGTGTGCCGCCTTAAAACTAAAAGGCGGCCTCTCGTTTAAGTAAAGCGTCTCTTTCATCAGCCACCAGCTCTTTGGCACATTGCGCAGTTGTTTTTTATACGTCGGCGAGCTGTTGCGAAGCTCAGTCCCTGCGCGTCACACCATTCTTTCGGTGATATACATGATTTGACGTACTCGGACAGGAATCGCTTCTGAAGCTCAAGCCCAGTCCCGGTTTGCTCATGTAATTAAATCCTACTGTATTCTCATGGTGCCCAGATGTCGTCTATGCTTTTAACTCGAACATTCAATGAAGAGAAATGCTCTATGGTTATTGGTATGCAGGAATCAAAAAATTGCCCTGTATGCGGCTCTGATGCCACATGGACAAATCACGATACGTGCTGGAAAATTCATTGCAGTGGTTTTTGCGGTGATTTTTTAATCACAACCACTACAATAAATTATCTGAAGGGCGATGCACTAAGGCGTCTTGATGCCAACGATCTCTTAAGAGAGCCAACAACACTCAAGACACCTTTAACAAACAAAATCCTTGCTGAATATGCTCGTACAAAACATCCCGTGCACATCTTTGAAGGTCACTATCCGGGCTATTAGTCAGTGCTAGTAACTTTCGAAATAGGAGAAATTTTAGATGTGTGATAATTCATCTCGTCGATAGTCTGAGGAATTAACTCACTCGCGCCATTTGCAACTGCAACGCGATAATGCGGTCCATTCCATCGACTAAAATCGGAGCGCTCATAAATTACTACCTCATCCCCCACAGAAACCCTTAACTCCGTGCTACCTACGGGTTCAATAGCGGAATTAGAATAAATGTCTTCAACACGACCGTGAAAAGGCCCTCCAACGAACAAAAACTGTGACATATAATTTCCTATTAAAAAATAACCAGTTAAATCGGCATTTAAAAATATGTCATATTTATGATTCTGTCTTTAGCACCTTTGTGTGGTCAGGTTGCCTGGGCCAAATGACCAATCATCAATTCATTAAGATAAATTACCCTATTTTCCAACGGGGCATGAAGCCACTGCCCCGGTAGAATCAATACAACCACCGTCCGCAGTGGTAATTTTCGTACCCGGCGTGATCATCACGTGTTTAATACTGCTGCCGTCAGCGCGAGTCGCTTCGGTGTATGTCGAATGTGTGCAGCCTGCCATCGTGAAGAACGCGACAGCTAAGGGAAGTTTTTTCACGTTTTACCTACGCTTCTGAGATAGATTTCTCAGCATTCACCAATGGAAGTGATTGTGGAACATCCGTTTGACCTGCTGGCCAGCGATAGCCAGTAACGCGTGAGCTCGGAAACGCTTTGATATTCACTGCGTCTGCCTGGTTGCCACCCAAAATCATTAAATCCCCGGCGGCATTTTTCCCGACAACAAAACCAACGTGGCCACCGCCAGACCGAGACAGAATAGCAATGCATCCATAGGCGGGCTCCTTCAGTTCATTACCCCAATCGAGATAAGAATTCGCAGACTCAAAACGCGTTGAGCGAATACCTACACGTTCCAGCATTGCTCCGGTGAAGGCAGCGCACCACGGGGTTTCATCATTCATAATGCCGCCGCGTTTGATATCTTTCCAGTACTGCACAATTTCTGCAGCATGTTGCTTCCCTTTCATTTCCCGAATGCCGAGGTTTTTTCGAGCCTCAATTAGCCATTTAGGATCCGTCATTACCTGTCTCTTGTTATTTTTGAAATATTCCCTCGTGCCCGCCAGACAGCAATACAGATGGTGAGGTTGAGAAAGAACTCTGCGGGATCAACCTGCGTATATTTCCCGTAAAAAATTCGTAGGGCTATCCACGCAGCAGACAGAATCGCGAGGTAAGCAGTTAGTGAGATAAAAAAACGATAGCGGCCTGTTTTTTGAAAAAACATCAACCGTAGTGCCAGCATCAGACAGATAATTGCATTGGCATTAATGAGGACAGAGTGCAGGGTCATTATTTCATCCCCTTATCTGATTTCCATAAACGAGCTTGTGACATGATCCGCAACAGTGATGTAACGCTGATTACTGATGCAACCAGTGCACCAATGGCGGGAGAGACTTTTACTGTTACGGGAGGGTTCAGGTGACTCAGCACCGCGTTCAGAATACCGGTAATGATTGCTGACGCTGTCTCAGCGCAATACACACCGCCAACAAACGAAATGAGTGCGAAAATAACCTGCTTCCAGAATCGATGCTGCCCGGATGACAACACATAGAGAGCTGCGCCTGCCAGCGCACAGATCATCACTGCAGGTGTTGCCTCAGGAAATAACGCAGCAAACGTCACCCCCGCCGAGCCAGCAGCAACGCCAGCGGTTAGAGGTTCAGACATGATTTTTCCTGATTCAGAAACGACAAAACCCCGCCGTGGCGAGGTTCTTAGAAATTTGGCAATATACCAAATTAGCGTTAAATATGGCCTATTTTGTTCGGTTTTGCAAGCATTATACGCAAACGTCGTCTAAATGGTTTTGATAATGATGCAAAGTTGCAAGAAGTGCCACTTCATCAAGTGCTCTCACCGCCTCTTTCATTCCTGCCCAGTGCGGGGAGTATGTTTCGCACCAGGTGGAACGAGAAACAGACAACATTCCAGCTAGCGCAGATCCGGCCATCTCCTTAAAATCCTCGCGTTTATTTGATGCTGCGACCGCCTGCACGGACAACCACACCAACGAAAGCAGGCGCTTAACTACTTTTCTCTGAGTTGACGAGGGGATGTGTCCTTTATAGCGACTCCAGACAGCCTCACAAATAGCTGTTTGGTGTTTGAATGCCAGGTTACCACCGTAGCAATAACGCAACCACGCTTGCTGACTTGCATCCAGCGAGTTCACAGAACGCCGCCAGGATGAATCAGCAAATTCAAAATCACTCATCGGCGGCGCGGGGCGACGTCTGCTGAAACTTTCCAGAGCGTAAACTGGCGTAACCAGAGCATCAACGGTCCGGTCCTCCAGCTGCACACGGTGAATATGTTTGCGTGGGTATGCGTTTTTGTCTGCCGGTGGGTGCTCACACAATGCTTCCAGTTGCCCCTTAGAACCACCAGACAAATCCCGCAATGCAGCGCGCAGTTTTATGCGGGTATATTCCAATAAATACTCGTTACTCATCAGATAAACTCCTCATCGCGCCAGATAGCCAGTGTTCTGAAAACTCCCTCAGCGTGCATCAACAGCAATGAGTCGTGCTCGTAATCCGTTTTTGTACGTCCGTCGATAGCATCGTGACACGCACTACAGGCGATAGCGCCCTGCATATCGTGAGGTTTGATGGCTGTGCCGCACGTTCCGGCGAGACGATAATGAGCCAGTACGCTGGTTTCAGGATTGTGATTGCACACACCGGGGATACGCACAGTACAAGCGCGACCACGTGCAGCTTTTCTCAGGTCGATTTTTTTCATGATGTGTAATCCAGCAGCTGCGCGGCAGCATTTTCAGCGGCCTCCTGAGAGGCAAACGTGCGGAACAAAATATAATTCCACAGCACATCTAAAACGGCTGAATACAGTTGACCGAACTCAAGATCGTCCATCGCAGCAAACGAGATTGAACGAGGTACGCGCATCAAACTGCCGTCTGGCATCTGATGAACGTCATAAAGCCCAGCTTCCATAATCGCCCATGCGCGAAACGCCTCGAACGACTTCACAGCACTGATATTCCCCGCGCGCTTTTCCGACTCATCGAGAAGATACTGATCAGCCAGCTCTGCCATGACATCACCGTGTCCACCGTAATACGCCAGTAACTTAACGTAGCCATGGACCAGTTCGCGCTCCGCAGGAGAAATAGCCCCTCCGGACGGATGCCAGTAATCAAAGCCCAGGTTTAGAAGTGAGAAAAATTTACGATGAAACGCGGGATTACGCGCCTGTTTGAAATCTGCATACACAACAGCACCTGGTTTGACTCGTTCAGTCAACCAGCGTTGCGTGTCTGGTGTCGCGGGTATTAGCGAACCGCCGGATACCCTGATAAATGAATGCTGCGCCATGGTTAACTCCAGGTGGCGCGGCAGTGTTCAGAAGTGGTGCTGGGTGTTCAATCCAGCACCAGTATTATACCGTGTTTTACGCTTCAGGGGGTGTAATAGTATATCCAGCTATTTCTGCCAACTCGAGAAACGCCATCAGGCTGGCAATCCGTTCATCATCAGTCAGAACACGCACACCAACGATGTGTCCGTCCTTACGCTTGATAACAGCCCGGCATGTTTCCGGTAGTTCGCCTATAGATTCTTGAATATTCATGTCTTCCCCCTAACGCCATTGCCTGTACATTTATACAGTATTTTATGGCATTTGTCATAACGCCAGATACAATGAGGGAATAATGAACAATTATATTCACGTCGTGAATTTTATTAAATGGTTTTATAGGGGATTAAACCGTTTATGGTCATTATTTATCACTCCTGTAAATTGAAATTAACCATTCTCTAATCGTCGACGCTGCAGGTGGGTCAGAGTATTTCGCCACAAAAATACCGGATATGTATTGCACACCACGCGATAATGGCGCTGTCGGGTTTTCAGTAAAAAAACGATCAGCCAGTTCAATGGCTTCGCTTTTTAATCTGTGCTGTGGCCGTCCTCCGCCCTTAGTGCCAAGGTAACGCGCCAGTTGTTTGAAACGGTAGGCGATGATTAACGGTCGCATCATCATATTGAAAAAATCGCGGGCATCGTTGTCAGCGCCTTGCGCTATCAACAGTGCAAAAAACAGATACGGGATTGTGTACACTTCAGGAGATATACGAACCCGTTCACAAGTTGGTGGAGCCAATTTAATAAGTAAGTCAGCCTGCGAATTCCCCTTTTCTCCACGTTTGTAATAGCGATACAGCGGCCCGATATCAAGTTCACTCGCGTCGATTTCAGGATGCCCGGCAACGGCTGTACGTATCTCTTCTGCCAGAGCGTCAAATATTGCTCCGGTCCGCTCAAGATAGAGCCTCCGGGTCGAACCGCGATCATCCAACGCCCGTAACATATCTAACCGGCTAACGAAAGTTTCAGGCCAGCCCTCATAGAAGGTTTTCATAATTACCTCGAATAAAAAAATTGCATTATTTGCACAATTTATTATTCGTTTTCACATCGCGAAGTCTATAAAAAAGAAGACCCGCCGAAGCGGGTTAGTAAATCATTTGTGCCAAATTATAAGACCACACCGTAAGCTTTTATATGCGTCCTATGGTTATAGCTCATATTATATGCTTCAAAAATATCTATTCTTTTGTTCTAACGTCAACACCTACCCTTAAAAGATTAATTCTCTAAGAATGAGAGAATGTTGTGTGTATTAGATAAGATATGAGCTGACACATCTATGGCGTGAAGACAAATTTAATCTGACAGTCCACTTTTTTGCCAGAGCGGATATCGCAAGCGTTAAGTCAGATATTTGAAAACGCATCGTTATCCTGGTTGGGATACTTGCACTACTTTTAGGCGTACTGCTATCTTGCACAGTTATTCAAAGGTAATTTTTTCTTTATTAGTAGCCTACTTCCAGGGGCTTGTACAACTGACAAAACGAGGGAGATCCCCATGAGCAACAAAGATTTTTCACTTTTTTATTTTGCAACCATTGATCGGTCTTACTTCCTCGACAAACACAATTTTTATGTTGCTGAAGCCAGAAAGCGTCTATTTTCGCAGTTTAGCGATTCTGATCTTGAAGCTGATGCCAGGCAGAGAGAACAAGATTACTATGAGGCCGCCGGTAAGCGTTTTGACCCCGATTATGACGACGAAGGGGCTATCTGTGAACAGGCTCATGATGAAGGAATTTCACATTGGATTGCTCTCAGTGATATGAAAAATACGGTTTCACTTGCTCTGACAGCAGGAATGTTTCATCAGTTCGACAAGGAACTTCGAGAGAAGTGTATCAGAGAATTCAGCCATTGGCTCGACGCTAAATCCGTAACATCGATGATCTGGGACATTAGCTTCCCAAGGCTAATTGAAATTCTAGAATGGATTGGGATGGATATCACCAGCAAGGCTTATTACGAAAAAATCGATGCCTGTCGCCAAGTGGTTAATGTTTATAAGCACGGTGATGGCCATGCCCATCGGGTGCTTTCCGTCGCGCATCCTGAGTATTATCAGGATATCAATATTCCAAGAGGCTACAGATTTAGTCTACGTCATGAGCAACTTGAGGTTACAGAAACACAGTTTATAGAGTTTGCAGATGCGATTACAGCTTTCTGGAATGATATCCCAACATACTGTATGCGCTCAGCTATTCGGGAAGAACCTGAATGGATAAATGGCGAATATAAAAAACATGAGAAGAAAGTTAAAATGCTTCAGGACTAAAATTCTTGATAATAGCAAGTGTATCCTACATGTAGACATTTGCCTGCCGTGTCTTTTAGCTACCCTAGCTGCGAGAACAATTACGAACTTCCGCTCCTCGCTCACAGCGAACTTTCAACTCAGTTAGCTTGCCCGCTTCGTACCAAAAGCGGGCATTGCTAACATCTATCTCCATCAATCTGTGGGAACAGCTCGCCGTAATAGCACATTGAATTCTATGTCTAAAAGCAGATGATCTGGTTTGCCGGGAAATTTACAAAATGACGGCGTCTCTTGTTAGAGATTCTCCCTGCTTCACACTGCTGATTCTTCATGGATTTTAGTATAATTAGTGAAAAAAAATTTTTTGGTTGTTATCATATACATGAGGACTTCTTCAGAGGAACTGAGAAAAATTCGGGGATCACTGAACACAATGACAATTAAGAAGATTAACTGTCTGGTAAGTGATTATTTTATTCATTAAAAAACAAACATCATGATAATTGACTTTATAAAAAGCAAGGAAGCCTTGCTAATATTGGCAATAACTGTTCTATCTTATATGTCTGCAATTTCATTTGAATATGGCTATGCATATCATTTTGATTATCCTATGGAGTTTATAACGTTAGATTCTAAATTTTTATTCGTGGGTATGTCATATTTATTTTTTAATATAATTTGTGTTATGTTGATGTTTTTTACTCCATGGCCTGAAAGTAAAGTAAAAGCAGTTAAAGTTACTGCAGTTACAGTTTTTATCATGATTGTTTTTATTGTTCAGTCTTATAGACATAAGACTGAATATGGTGGTTTTTTCGTTTTAAGTTTATCGATAGCAACAGTTACTTATATTATATACAAAATTGTTAAAAATCATAAACGTAATCCAAGTTATTTAATTTGGTCTGCAACCCTTCCCCTTATTGCCATAATGACATTTAGTTTCTTAATTGGTTTACAACAAGCGTCATTAAAAAAAGAATTTAGTTACTTTCATGATCAATCTAAAGACTACGTGATTATTAGGTTGTATGACGGTAACCTTGTCGCTAAAGAAGTGAATATAAAAGAGCGCAAGCTAGGGAGTGAGATATTATATATACCTAGCTATAACCCAGCCCCTATAACGTTAAATAAAATTAAAATAGAACAATAGATTCATATAGTGGCCTTATGAAAAATAGGTCACTATCGTTGATATTTCATATGAATTTTTAACGACCTTGGTAGTAAAATTATCGTAAATCCCCTACATAACAAGACCATTTACTATAGATCTGTTTTACTCTCAATAAAATCAACTTCCGCTCCTCGCTCACAGCGGACCTTCAGTTTTTTGTCCGCTTCGTGTCAGAAGCGGAAGTAGCTAACAACAGCCTATGTTGATTCAAGGGGAACAGGTCACTGGGTTAATCTAATTATGTCCCTTTAGAACCATCTTTCTTAAGTGAATATATTTTCACTTTATTTTCTACTGCCTCAGTCATAAGGTTTATTTTTTGGCTTTTGACATCATGAGAAGGAAATATGAAGGGTGGCTCTTTATTTCTGAAGAATGGCTTGTAATATTAAAGACATCTTTTAGAATCGTAAAAGCTCCTGTAGCCAACGACACTGGATTTGGTGCACCAATAAAACCTATCAATGAAGGCACACTGTTAAGAAAAAGTTCTTTTTTACTCTTCCGCTTATAGGCTTGTATTTTTTGCTCAATATCTGTCAATCCTTCATCCCACACCCGCTCGACAAAATGTTGATTTATTAGTTGTCTCTTATATGGATCACTTTCTGCTTCTATATCATACGCAGCTTCACGTAGTACAGAGCGGAAAGAATTAAAACTCGGCTCGTAGTCAGTTCTAATTTTGTAGAGTTCACTTGGAGTCAGTCCCTCTAAGAATGGAACGTCTATAGAGAGTTTAACCCTCTGAACTTCATTCTTTTGATCAAGTTTACGAAGAATCTCTCCATGAAACGGGCAATATGCACCCAGGGATGCTCTACATGAATGCGCTTGGTTAAGGTCAGTAATAAGGTTTTTATAATGAAAGAGAACCGTACGGTTTTTTGCTCCCTGCACCCACCGTTCATAACTTTTTTTTCCGCTATGATTTCCCATGACAAGCTCCATAGATATGGAGCCATCATCATTATCAATGGCATTTTTTATATGTTGATACATATATCCATTTGTATATAAACTTTCACAGTCTTTAATTTCCAACATAATTTCATTCGATAAAACATTTTTGTTTAATAACCGAATTTTATTTGTGTTACCTAGACGTTCTATATTCTTTACGGATAGTCTATTTTCATAAAGACGGGCAATGTTAGGAGGGAGATATCGATATATAAAATTAGCATCAGAGTTATCGTCTAAAATTCCATTGGCCCTCTCCGAATCTTTAATAGAAGATTCGCTTCGTACAAAAACGATAAACTCACCACGGATAAGATCAAAGTTTTCTTTAGCAAACCTGATAAATCTAGCAATTTCCTTCCTGAGATGTTCAACCTTCTCTTTTCTATCGCTTACAATAATTTTTTCAAATGCATTTTCTGTTAGACTCACTCTGTATCGTAGGCTCAATGAATACAGAACATCATCAAGAATGACTCTGTCCATTGAAAACAGTCCACTCTTATACCTTTCAATATTACGATTTCCCGCCATGTAAACATTTAGCCGAGACTCCTGTACAGAATTTGCTTGCTCGATAATCAGTGAATCTATTCTTTTATTATATTCATCTAACTCAATTAGCAATTCATTCAATCCAATATTTTCATATTCCTGATCTAAAAGTCGATCAACCCAGAAAAGGCTTTCTGTGAGGGCATAGAGGTTGTTGTACATATCAGTTCCTTTTTACCAGGCTTCAGTCAGAGTACACTATCATTTTACATTTAAATGTACTTCCAAGCATCATGCTGTTAGTGCTGGATTATAACACTTGGCACCCGTATGTTTGGATAACAAACTGCGTATAATCCTTGTGAGTTGTGATGTCTGTTTCTCGCTCACAGCGGGTCTTCAGTTGTTCGTCCACTCTGTGCCAGGAGCGGACATTGATTATTCCTCACTGTAAAAATCTTAATGCTAACTAGTGGGAACTATAAGTTGTCAATTGACATGATTGTGTATATTTTGCGATGAAAAGGTTAAATTTTGGTGCTGTAATATGGATATTAATGAATTTCCACCGGGAGTAATCGAACATCTTGGCTGGTATGTCTACCGCCTGATTGACCCGAGAGATGGCAGTACGTTCTACGTAGGGAAAGGGAAAGGAAATCGTGTCTTTGCCCATATGCGTGGTGAGGTTGCTGCAGTGGATGATGATGATGAGTTACTGAGTAACAAACTCAAACAACTTCGGGAGATCAGATTAGCTGGTCTTGAGGTTATCCATGTTATACATCGGCACGGTATGGCTGAAGAAAAAACGGCTTACGAAGTTGAAGCAGCTCTCATAGACGCCTATCCCGGCTTGACTAACATCATGAACGGTGCTGGCAGTAACGAGTTCGGTGCTGCACACATCAAAGAATTAATCGCTACGTACCAACCTGAAACAATTACGTTCCAACATAAGACCCTAATGATATCGGTTAACAGAAGCTCAAAGGATATTGACCTCTATGATGCTGTACGTTTTAGCTGGCGTGTCAGCCTTGAACGCGCTCGTAAGGCTGAGGTCATACTGGCGACAGTAAGAGGAATTGTGAGGGGTGTATATATCGCAGATGAGTGGCTCAAGTCTACCCGTGAGAATTTTCCAGAGATACCCTCATGGGATGCGGATGATGAATTTGAAGCTACGCAAAGTTCCCGCTTTGGGTTCCGGGGTAGGGCTGCACCTCCTGAGATTACACAGCTTTATTTAGGTAAGAAGATCCCTGATGATCTCAGAAAAAAAGGTGCTATGTCTCCTGTGAGATATTCTCCCGGATTTGATTTCGGAATGGAACTGGATTTTAGATCGTAGCCAATATATGGCAGTAATGAATATTTCGGGGATCGTGTTTGCCGCGGTCACGGTTACCATTATTAGTGTGCTGAACTGAAATGACTAAGCGAAATAAAACCCCAAAATTTAACTTGGACAAAGCTCGCAAAAAAGAGATTCGCGCAGCCTTAACCAGCGTGGGTATGACCCCTCAACATGATGGCTGGGCGGATTTGTTTATGTACGCTTATACAGATGGCAGCAATTTAAACGGTTTGCAATTGGCCAAAGCCTTATCAGTGCATCCAACGCTGATAAATGGTTTATCGCGCGGCATCAAATTAAAACCAGAGAAAGCGCTCTCCAAAAAACGACCATCAAAACCTACGCTGGCCGATAAACGCCGCGAGGCCAAACAGAAGGTCAATATGGGCTGGGAAGCGCTGATTCGCACTATGCCTATGCAAAAGCCAGGCGCACGCAAAAACCCTGAAACAGAAGCCCTTTGGGAGAATGCCCGTCGCCGTGGCACGTCCCAGGCCAGCACGCCAGCATTTACGCCGACAATCATCCCGCGCAAGGTTTCCGCTCAAATCAACACCGAATTACCAGGCCTGCAATCAACGCAGATGGAAACACCGAAACGGTATGATTCTGTGAGCATGACATCAAAAGTTACGACAAAGCTGGATAATCGCGTCCTACAGGATTTTCTGGCAAAACACATTCCACCCAGCCAGCGTCGTGATGTTGAGCTTTATATCCACAAACACCAGCATGAAGCCACCACGACCATTGAACTGGTACAGCGGTACCTGGATGATCAGGAAGAAAAGCAAATCATCCGAGAAGCCGAGAAGCTGGCCGATGTTGTTCCGGAACTGGTAGCCGATGATCGAATCATCATGTCGCAGGAAGTAGTGGTCGTCGTGGAGGAAGAGAAACCCGCGCCCGCGCTTGGCCAACCTGTCAAACTCCACAGTACCCGAACCGCGCAGCGCATCGTTGAGCAGCGCGACGCGACGGCGCATATGCAGTTTGTTGAATGGGTATGGAATAATTTTGCTGGCCGTTGCGCGGTGACTGGCTGGCAGAACGGCGAACGATTGCAAGCGGCGCACATTGAGCCAGCTACCTCAGGCAATTTTAGCGCTGATAATGGCCTGTTGTTGACTCCAACGATACACGACTTACTAGACGCAGAGCTGATGGCCGTCAACCCTGAAACAATGACCGTACATTTTGCCCCAGGTATTGAGCTCGGCGCGATGTTTGAAGGCAAAGTGATTGAGCCTAAATTATGGCCGCTGAACATGGCCGCGTTGGTTAAACGCTGGAAAGAACGGAAATTCTGATTAAATATTTTAATCACCATCGTGCTGGCTGCCATCGCCTATATGGCGTTGCCTCATCACTCGAATCCGAATGCATAATCTTATCCGAGTGGGGAAAGTGCACCACCAAAACATCGAAACAGGAATAGAAAATGAACGGAATATCAAAAATCATCTTAGCACTGACCGCTGGATTTACGCTGTCCGGATGTGTAAGCCATACCCAAAAAAATTCACAACCAGATCCGGCTGCAATCGAGGCGGCAAAACTTGCGCAGTACACCGATTCACAGCTTTGCCAGGCAGAAGATAATATAGAGCCATTGCTCAACCTTAATCCATCATCTCATCCTGAATTTAATGAAAATTATCGCCGCGCCCAGGCTATTAAAAAGGTGATCGCCTCTCGTAATTTAAGCTGCTACCGCCTGAAAATGGAGAGGGCAGAACAGGCCACACCAGCACGCCCGTTAAGCCCACGACAAAAACAAGCGAGGGCATCCGCTGTTTGCCAGGCTTACGCCCAGCGTACCCGATTTGCGGATCCGACAGTCACATTTCAGATGTGCGGGAAAGGATTCCAGTCTACTTCGGCAAAATGTAAGGAAGATTTGGCGAGTTTTGAACGTGAGTCTCAGAAACTTAGAGGTACGGCCAGAGCGGAATATGTTGAAATTAGCAGTGCATTTCGGGCAGGCTGTGCTTTAAAATAAAAAATGAAGTAATATTAATAACGCAATTGAATTTAAAAAAAATCAATGCCTACTCGGTGCCATATACAGCCATGGTTATTAACAGCAGGGAATAATTCCACACTGAAATTAAATGTCTGCCTTTTACAGTAGAAATAGTTTCTCCAGGACACTATCCATTGCCGGGCACAATCACTCGGGGTATAACGATATAAAATATGTTCATGATAGTGCAGGTTCGTATATTAAGTTCAGCAGCGAAAACATGCCTTACAGGTTTCCGGTTTTGGGAGCGTCGTTACAGGATCCTGCGCATACCGTTCCCATCTGTTGAATTAAAGGTTTCACAGCCTTTGCCGATATCGCCTTTTACCTTGCCTGTGATGCGTTCAGTGCTCAGCGTTGTTTACTGTAGCTCTCGGGACTGATTACAGACCGCGTCTTAAAAACCAATCCTTACTCTAAAGGGAATTCATGAGATTAAAATACTCAGTACTCTTACTCGCCATTGCCCTTACAGGCTGTGATAACAAAAAAGATGAGATCGGTTGTTCTTCGGAAATAACCCAGTCAGCTCTCATGGATTTATTAAAAAAATCTGCTTATGAAGGACTCTCTGAACAGGTCGATAAATACCCTGATGTCACTAATCAGACCAAACGAAGCACATTGGACAAGATCAAACTAGCCATCTCTGAGATCTCCACAACATCAAGTGACACGGGCAGCACAATGAAAACTTGTGAAGGGACCGTGACGATGACTCTATCTGCGAACGAGTACGTCCAGCTTTCAGATGCTTACAGAAAGAATTTTAATCGTAATCTCGACAAGCAAATGGAAAGCCTGTTTTTGGAGAACAACGCAAACGCCTTTTCCAAACGTATCACCTACACCGTGCAGGCGACCGACGATCAGAAAAACGTTTTTGTAAAAACCTCTTCTGATAATCCGATATCAGTGGGCGCCGCTTTACTGACATCACTTTCTATTATCAACCCGATCGTTGAGCAGCAGAAAATCCAGCAGGCTAAGGATGCCCAACAGAGCCAAATTGAAGCGGAACAACAGGTGCAACTCAGGGCGCAGGAACAGGCTAAGTATGAGGCGGAGAAGCAAATAGAGAGACAGGCACAACTTCAGCCACAAAAAGCTGACAGCCTTGATCAGTCCCGAATGGCATTTGCGAATGCCGACTCTGATTTGAGTACCGTCTGGAGCAAGTTAACCCCGGCGAAGAAAAAAGATTTGCTGCCTTCTCAGCGTCAGTGGATCAAAACTAAGGATGCTATGTGCGGTAAAGTTTCAATGCAGGGAACAGATGCTGAAGTCAAGAAAATGCTCGACTGCCAGACGCAAATGACCCTTTCAAGAATCGCTTTCCTCAGAAACCAATAACTGAAGTTTCCTTCAAGCTGGCGCCTGGTGTTAACCTGGTGCCAGCTTAGTCATCAAGTACATACGTTACAGTTTTACATGGGCGGTACTTTGACAGAGTATTCGGCCTCGTGCTGGTTGTGACTAAATACCTTTTTAAGCGCAAATAGAGTATAACCGCGCCAAACATTCAACCTGTCAAAATGCTGAATCAGCAACGGATACAGCCGACTTTTCCCCCATTAGCATCAATTTATCCAGCGTCATACTTCGCAGGTTGTCGCTGTGGATCACCAGATACCCTGCCCGCTCAGCGATCTCTTTGAAAGCGTCAAAGGTCATCAGATGTTCGCCTTTGGCAACATGGCGCATCCTGGTCACTTTTCCATTTTTGATAGTGGTGATAAAAGAAAAATCCGGAATGGTTGGCTGATTTTCATCGAGTAGCAGGCAGTGGATGTATTCAATCGCCTCTAACATTTGCGTCTGTGACAGTTGTTCTATGTGAGAGACGGCGAAACGTTGGTGAATCATGGTGTAGGCATCGGGATACATCATGCCTTTCTTACCGACCAGCATATTAACGGCATCACGTAAGGGAGTACGGTCATCGGTAGTTGTACTCCGCCTCTCTGGGCGCTGGCTAAAATAACAATCTTCAAGCTTTTCGAAAACTTCCCAAGCCTGTTCTGTTTCCAGCATTTTGGCATGGCGAGCTGCGCCGCGTTCTGTCCAGAGAATGAGGGATCGGGTATGTTTAGCAACTGACTGACTATCTGTCAGTCTGTTTTTGAAGTCGCGTAATTCATTACCTTCCAGCTTAAAAAAATGCTTTCCTACGACAAATCTGGCGATGTTGCGCTTGAAGTTTTGCTGGATACCATTTACTTCCGTGCCATACAAACTGGCAAGCAATTCAGTAGTGATGACGGGAAGTTGGTTATGATGTAGCGGAGAAAGGGATTCCGCAGATATTTGGATTGTCATCGCAGTGGCCTCACTTAGTGTTTTTTTCATCACCACCAGCGACGCCAATCATCTGGTGGTGAACTGTGCAGGGTTGGCGTAACCGGCTAAGTGAACCCGGCGCTTCCGCAGAAGCCCCCACACAGCCCACCATAATGCGAATGTGGCCGTGCCTAACACATAAAAAAACCGCTAACGCGGCTATGCGTCACTTAGATATCCGGGACGCCAATCCCGGCAACCGATTTTGCGGCTGCGCGGAAACTATAGCCCCGGGCTTTTTCTAAGTCAATTCAATCAACTTCAAACCTCCGGTGTTCACATTCCATACACTCAACGGGAACATCATCGCGATGCAAGTCCACATATCCGACCCGCTTATACAACTCAATAATGTCCGGTAACGTGACCAGATGTTTTTCCGGTTCCAACACCTCAGCCCTGGTTACTTTGTAATCTGAAATATAGAGCACTATCCGCCCGTTCCGTGGTAACTCCAGTTTATCGCCAAACATGTCCTTTCCCTCCGGGAAACCAATGATATTGACGATATTACACCCACAACGATTCGTTTTACGTCACTCCGCAATCACCATACATACGTACCAATCCGTACATTCCCACCACAAAAATGGCATTCGGCGGGCACTGGTAATGGATTTTTAACGCGTGCTATTGCCTTGCGACGTATTTTCAACTCACTCATACAGCCTCCCTGCTCTCAAATGGGCGAATATTGGTTGGTTCTCCACACGGAATAGCCCAACCCAGCCAGGTAAATATTTTCAGGTCACACATCGCGTCATACCGTTCGCCAGGATTCACATCCACCATGCTGCAGGCAATTTCATATTGTTCACCATTATCAGTCAGTGCGATCTGGTCATTAATAAACCGGGGCACAAATGCCAGAAAAAGTTCTTTCATGAAATCCTCCGCTCAAAATAAACATACTGATTCACCGCACCGATCGACATTTCGAGTTTTTCCGCGATATCCTGGCGATTAATACCCGACTGATGTAATTCCCTTGCCAGCTCGATATCCTCCTGGCGGTATTTCACTGACTGGTGATAATTACCCCGCAGATACATACAGATTTTCAACTCGCGCGCTTTTGTGCGTACCGCAGCACCGGTTCTTCCAATAAGCTGCCCTATACGTTCAACTGTCATGCTGCCCGCACATTGTTTGATGATTACGACTTCCGCACGCACCCACCGTTTGTATTTCATTGCTCCATCCCCCCTCTCCAGTAGTTCAGACGCTCTCTGAAAAATTCCCGGTACGTATCCGGCGTCATTCCGATTTGCTCAATCACGCTTCCCCTCGGAATACGTTTCTCAAAGAGTTGGCGGATCAGCGTCGCCGCTCGCATGTCGTAGTGCTCTTTAAGCAGGTATTCCTGAGGCCATTTGGCGCGGTTGTGTGGTAAGCCGGGCGGCAGGTAATCTGATTGCCCTGCCATATCACGTCCCTTTCTTTGCTATCGGAGTGATGGAACTCAGCAGCAGGCGACAGCGACCGGGCGCGCCAATGCGCTGTCCGGTTATCTTGTCGTAAGTTTCATGCGGTGAGGCACACCAGGTTGTCGCTGTTTCGTGGAGTTTCACTTGCCGCTCACCATTTCTGCGAATCGCGATCCCGATGTGCGTTTTACCCTTACATTTCACTGCTGGCGCTGCGGCTACGGATGCCTGACGGGCAGGCTGAGCTGGTGTTGAAAAATTGCCTGCTTTGGGTCTTGGTACAAAAACCGCACGAGTGCGCGCACGTGGCCCGGCGTTCATATTCCACAAAATGACGTCGAGATAGTTTTTACCGTCGTCTATGTGTCCTTTGTCCGACGGGTACTCTAATTTGCCTGAAATGGTGGTCATTGGTCTTTCCTCGGTTATTTCACGCTGGTCATGCGTGGTTAAAATGGGTCCGTATTAAAGTTTTTGTTTGAATACCGTTTTTCACGTTTTCTCGGTTGCTCTGCCTCCTTCTGGATGCGTAATTTTTCGCGTGCTACGTGTTGATCAATTGGCAGGAAATGCCCATTCCGGAATTCCTGATAAATAATTTCACCTGCCCCGCCAGAACGGTTTTTACCGATAATCACCTCGGCGATACCCTTTGCAGGTGAATCAGGTGTGTAAACTTCATCGCGGTACAAAAACAAAATGCTGTCAGCGTCCTGCTCAACACTGCCGGAATCGCGCAGGTCCGACATCACCGGGCGACGCTGGCCAGCAGGTCGAGAATCCACCTGGCGGGAAAGCTGGCTAAGAGCAAAAACAGGGGTATGCAGACGCATGGCCATAGTCTTCATGTTGCGGGAGATATGCCCGACAGCGAGATCGTGGCGCTCGGCCTTCGGTTTTTTGATCAGGCCCATGTAATCAACACCAATCAACTTCAGGTGCGGATAACGGCGTTTATGAGTCTCTGCAATGGCGCGGATCTGCTCAATCGTCAAATCAGTGGCATCAACAATCCAGATATCGCGATCCTGCATGATTGCAAGCGCGGCGGTTAATCTGGTCAAATCCTCATCGTCCATTTCTTTTGGATTACGCAGACGCGACGTGGACATATTCCCAGCCCCGGCAACGGTACGTTCAACAATCTGCTGAGCGCCCATTTCCATGCTGAAAAACAGTGCGCCGCCGCCATCTGCGGTAACGCCATCGATAATCTTCAGGGTAAATTCCGTTTTCCCCATGCCTGGACGACCGGCAACCACAACAAGGTCGGTCATGTTGATACCGCCCAGGGCGACATCCAGATCCTCGACTCCGGTTTTCAGCATCATTTCCTGCGCGTCGCCAGACATCCGTTTATCAACGGTGTCAATGTAGAGCGGTAACAGCTCTTTGATGTGTACCGGCTGGACTGTGCCGGTAGCGGCGCTCATATCCAGCACCTGAGCAACATGAGATTCAATAACCTCATCACGCTGACTCTGGTTTACAGCGTTACGGATACCATCCGCGCCAGATTGCAACAATGCCGCCATTTTGCGGCTCCGCCATGCCCGCACCATTTTCCCAGCATAGCCTTTCAGATTCGGTACCGTTGCCGGGATCCGGGATATTTGAGACAGATCCGCAAGGCTGGAACCGCCCAGCGCTTCGCTGATAAACAACATGTCGATCATGCCGTTCGCCAGTGCCTGCTTTTTGATTTCGCTGAAAGCGCGACGGTGAAACACGATGCTGAAGGCTTCCTCCGGAGTAGTGGCAATCACATCAAACGCGTCAGGCGTCGCGCCACCGTTAATCAGACCAGCGAGAACGATCGCTTCCAGTTCTTCTGGATTCATAATGCCCCTTCCCTGGTTTTACGCAGTGTTTCTGGCTTCATCAGGTAATCAAACCCTGCCCGCCAGCCGGTGCGATATTCGCCGCCGAAATAGAAGTCTGGGGCGTTATCGCGGAATTTTTCGAAGTAGCCGATAAATGCGCCAAGAGTTTGCGTGCGCATATGTGCCAGCAGGCGCAGGATTGCCCGACGGCGGTCAGTATCAATTTCAGCTATAGGTAGCAGGTCGCCCAGAATCTCGTTGTAGCCCTTCACAACTTCAGCAGGGTCAACGGCAGCCTCAGCAGTGGCCCACGTCTCAGCGTCAGCCAGGTATCCGTCAAACCGGTTTACGCGGCAAATGTTCGCAGGTTTCGGAACGCTTCCGCTACGACGGCGCCATGTCGCAATAACCCAACGAATTACTAACTGAATCTCAGCCACGCTGTAACCAGCGCGGGTGGTGGTGGCAGTTAGCAGCATGACAAACGGTTTAACGTCGCGGCAGCGGGTACCGACTTTCTCGTTGTAGTAGTTCAGAGCTTTTTGAGCGTCAGCGAGAATGATTTCCTCGCCCTCCCCCTTTTGGGGGTAAGGGGGATCTTTTATCTCTGTAGTACTCTCTGTTGTATTCTCTGTAAGAGATTGGGTCATTTTGACCTTAGCGCATGGGTCAACTTGACCTGATGCTTGGGTCACATTGACCTCTTCGATTGGGTCAACTTGACCTAATCGATTGGCCACAGGGAATGTTGTCTCTTCAATCTTACATAACTGGGCATAATTGATTGAATACCACTTGGTTTTATCCCAGGCATCACTGTTAAAGTTCCCAGTAAATACCACATTCAATTTTTCCAGATTGGCCAGCACGCGTTTTATTGTCGACTCGCTCCAGAACGGGAATTGTTCTTGCCAATCGGTCACACTGTTGTACACCCAGTGGCGATTTTCGAAGAAATTTTGAGATGAATTCAGCCAGTAGTGGATTTGCTGTAGAACGATGGCTTCATTCAACCCTATAGTGCATGCCAACGTGGGCAGGACCTGAAGGGGGTTTTCGTTAATCAGCAAACGACTCATACTCAGATCTCCAGAGCTTCGGCTATCTGACGACAACCGGCTTCATAGTCCGCATTGCTCAGCCCTTTGTCGCGCAACTCGACCTTCCTGGATTCATACTGCTCCCACACCGAAAGCGCGGCAGCCATACGCCCATCAAAAATAGGTTGGATCTCTGCAACATGTGCCGGGCGTCCATTCAGGTGCCAGCCGTTACGCCAGGTAATGCGGTCAATATGTCTTAACATCGGTCTTTCCTCGGTATAAGTTAAACGCTGGTCAGGCGCTCATGCATGGTGGCCTTGCGCAGTGCTTATCACTGCCCCTCGCGTCGCTACCAGCGCCGCTATTGCTTCGTCAATTTCCTGGATAGTTAACTCTGGCGCGAAGTGGAGATGTACAGCGTTAATCGCTTCCACCCCTTCTTTTGCCGCCAGCGTTGCCAGCAAAACGGGATCGCCCGGCGACTCCAGACGCGCCCGCCGTTCTGCGGGTAGCACGGCTTTCATCACACTGGCCAGCACCTGAGTTTTTCGGCGCGCCGCCGTTGTCTCGCCACGTAACCAGCGAAAGATTTTCTGCCGGTTGTTGTTGATGGCTCTCCAGTCCACGTTACCGTCCGCGTCCTCAAATTCATGTAGTCTCAACTCATCATTGCGTCCCTGACTGAACCAGGCCCGGCAGATTTCAATTGTGACGAGTTCCTGCCCTGCCCTTGCCGCCCAGGTCAAAATCTCTTTTTGTAATTCCTCTGGGTTTTCCATAGCGTCTCCTGTCGCTAAAAATTGATTACGCTTAATCAGATGTAATAAGCCGCCCTTTGCTAAGCTTTTTCATGTTTTGGAACATCGTAAAAAGTCGGGTCATATTTCAGTGCTCCGTTAGTGATATGGTCGAGTCGAGCAGCTCGCTTTTCAGGAACTGTTGCCCCCCAACGAGTAACCGCCACTTGAGATATACCCAGCACCTTGGCTGTGGCTGTCTTTGAACCAAAAAAACTAATAACCGTCTCTGTTTTCATAATCCCTCCACGTAACTTTTGTTAGCAACATAAATACTAACGAAAGTTATGTCAAGTTAACTTATATTATGAGGATGAAGAATTTGATGCTTAGCGACCGTTTATCTCAAAGACGCAAACAGCTTGGTCTAACCCAACAACAGCTTGCTGATATGGTTGGAAGATCGAGTGTGAGCGTTTTTAAATGGGAAAGCGGACAAAATGAACCAAAGGGTCAGAACTTGCTGGCTTTGGCCAATGCACTTAAGTGTTCTGCCACATGGCTGCTTTTTGGTGACGAAGACCAGGCACCAACTCCGGTAGACGAATTACCAACAGAGCTGGATTCACGTCAAAAAAGATTGTTAGAGTTATTTGATTCATTACCCGAGTCAGAAAAAGAAAAGCAACTAATTGAATTAGAAGATAAAGTTGAAAACTTTAATCGTTTATTTGAAGAGTTACTGGTTACCAGAAAGAAACTAACCCCCACCAAAAAATAAAATAAAGGCAATGTTTTCAATGCATTGCCTTTATTTTTACCCCAAATACTAACCTTTGTTATAAAACGCCTTGCACATAAAATTACCTTTAGTTATATTCATTCCATCAACAACGCTTACCCAGCGGCAGTTGTTCAGAAACAAGTTCTGACAGCCGGAAAGACGGCACCAAATTTTGCGCGTCGGCGCCAACACGATGACAGAGGGAAAGACTTCACCGGCATATGGCACATGTGTCGAAGCGGTCTGGATGGAAGCGGAGCCTTAACGCGTTGTCTCCATAGCAGGTAGCCGGAATGTGCAAGCCACAGCCAGGTATGAGCGATTGATTCACCATCAAGGCGATACGGTGTGACCACCAGGGAAGAGTCCTGGCTACAACACGAGAGCGCACTTCATCGACTCAACTTTGAGCTTTGTCGTTAAATTTTGAAATGGCGGAGTGCGCTCCCGGTTGTGGTGAACAGGTGTTTAACGGGAACTCCCTGCCCGTTACCCGGTTCGATTCCGGGCGCTACACCGTAATTATTGGGACCCTCTGGTGAAAGCCAGAGCCTCTCGCAGAGAGGCGCAACGAGGAAAGACCGGGCATGACCAGCCCTGACAGCCGGAAAGACGGCACCCTTTAGATGGCAAAAGACCCGCACAAGGCGGGCCAGTTACCCCGAACGGCGACCAAACCATTCGGATATGGTGCAAGGGACCAACCTTACACCGAGGAAAGACCAACGACAGAGCCGCTGATCGGTTCTGAGTATACCCCACCAAGGAGTCGCTATGGAAGCGCGCACCATCCCAGTAACACTCTTTATTAATTATGCAACTTCAACTTTCAGCCACGAAAAGCTGCTTGTTGCGACTGTTGATATGTCAAAAAATTTTCCAGACAGGTACATCCTTCTGGAAAGCCGCGAAATTGAAATTACCGTCAACCAGCCCCAGCCAATCGACATCATCGGTTTACAGGTCGAGCAACTGCGTGAACAAAAACAGAAAACAGTCGCCGAAGCCCAACAGCGTATTGCTGCTATCGATGACAAAATCCAGCAGTTACTTTGCATCGAATACACGCCAGATACTGATGAAATCCCCTACTAAAGACCACTGACCTGTAATGAGGAAAGACCAATGACCATTTTTAACGGCTTGTTAGAAGCGAAAAAAGGCGCGCTCAAAAACGGCGCGATCCCGGCGCTGGCCATCGCCATCGACGCCCCTAACAAAAAAGTTGCCGAGAACATCATCATCGGCAAATTGTGGGAAGCCTACCCTGACCACGGCGACAACTATTTCAAACCTAAAATCTGGGAAGATGCCCCGGGCCAACCGCGCCCAGGCGTTGGTGAGTTTGATGAGACGTTCGCCACAGAACACAGTTTTGATGGCGAAAAATGGGTAGTTAACACCCCCGTTGTAGATAGCGGTTCAGCAGATATCGCACAGGTTAACGACCTGATGAAACTGCCGGCTCGTGAACGATTCGCCGCCGTTCTGCTGTTCAGCCACGACGCCAACGAAGTCGACAGTGAATTGCTTGCGCAGACGCGTGAATACCTGGAGATGCTCGACAACAGTGATACTGACAGTGAGGATGAGGTTGACGCATTTAACCGCATCGTTCTTGATGCCATGGTGGCGTGTAAGCCCATCGAGTACATGCATATTGCTGGATTGAATAATCTGGTACATGCAATTTTGGCAAGTTGCGATACCCAGGAACAAAACCCGACCAGTTGGACTATCTCCAAATTTATAAAAAAATGGGTAGAGAATCCCGGTAAACGCGATGAAATGCTGCCGGAGGTAAAACCAGAAACAGCATCCGCACGTCCTTACCAACAGACTCACGCCACACTGGATCGTGAAATTGCCTGCGCCCTGTTACCCGTTGGCCCGGAAAAAATCACCCCCAGCGTCCTGAAAGCGGCAGACGAAATAATCAGCCAGGATCGGGAGGATTTTAAACGCTGGTCAATGGCCTTGCGCACAACGGATCAGATCCTTGCCTATGACCGCGCATCAGTATTCGGTGTTATTCAGAGCGCCCCCGCAAAAGACACGTACCACTTCCCACAATCCCTGCGCAGTCACATCGACAACTGGCTGCAAGCTAACGGGCAGCGTGATGCAAATGCTGTTGAAGAGAAGCCAAAGGAAGCAGCACCAAAGGATGATGTAAAAGTCACCAACCACGGCGGCGGACGATTCTCAATTGATGGGATGATGTCAGAAACACCCTCAAATCATGGCGAAAAAAGCGAAGCTGCAAATGCTGGAGAACGTAGTTTGCAGCAGTTGCGTGAGCGGTTTGTCACGCCTCGCCATGTGTATGACGTACCTGAAAATAACGCCGTCTCACAGAGGGAACCTACAGCTATTACCCCGGCAGAAGAGACTCCTCCACAAGAAAAACTTAGCGAGCAGGTAAAGGATCTGGTGCAGAACGTTGACGCGCTGGTTGAGCGGATCCATACCGAAGAGCACAAGCGGCAGAATGCAATCTCAGCTATCGAAACGGAGTTAAAGGACTCCGACGACACAGATAACCTGGCATTGTGGAAGAACGTATTCAAAACCGATGAGCGCTTCACCAGTGCTTTCTCTCAGAACGGCGGCGGCACATCCATCAACGGCACTTATATAGCGATGAAAGCGACTCGCGAATTTGGGCCGTTTGGTATTGGCTGGGGTGTAGAGGTGGTGGAAGAGCGTTTTGATAAAGGCGCACCGATAGTTCGCAAAAAACAGGTTGGTGAAAAAATAGAATGGGATCTGATTCAAGACGGTGTTGGCGGGTACCTATGTGAAATGCACCACACCATGAAAGTTAGAGTCTGGTACATATTGAATGGAGTGCGCGGTGAGTCCGAGGCTTACGGATGCACACCTTATATCTACGACACTAAATACGGACCAACAAGCGACGGCGAAGCGCCGAAGAAATCCTGGACGGATGCTGTTAAGAAAGCGCTATCCCCTCTCGGATTCAGCGCCGATATTTTCATGGGCCTGTACGACAATCCGGAATACCGCCAGAGGAATAAAGCTGAGTTTGATATCAAGAATGCCAGCGAGAATGCGGAAGATGCTACCCGTCTGCGTAAGGAACTGGATGAGAAGCTTATCAACGTTGCCAATACGCTGGCCTCCGCGGTAACCACTAACGAAGTAAACAAGGTATTTGGCCTCATCGCCCGCGAAGTGGATGTACACCGAAAAGCAGCAGAAGCCAAAGGCGATAAAGAATATTCATCGTATCTGGGATCGCGCCTGCGCCGTATCACCGACATCAAAACTGAACGCCTCGCCGCCCTCACCGCTGCACAGGAGCAAACCGCATGAGCACCGCTATCGCTATTGCAAAAGAATATGCCAGCCTGATTGACCTGCTGGAAACCTCCGACGAACTGACGCCAGAGATGATCGCCGACACGCTTGAAGGTATGGAAGGAGAACTGGGAGACAAACTGGACGCCATGATGGTCATCTGCCGCAATTTACAGGGCAATGCCAATACCTGCGCTGAAGAAATGTCTCGCCTGGCTACCCGTAAGACGTCCTTTGAAGACAAGGAAAAAGCAATCCGAAAGCATATGCTCGCCTGCATGCAAGCTGCTGGCCTGGATAAACTGAAAACCGCAAAAAACACATTTACTGATGCACAGGGGGCTATCTGGGTAATTATCGATAGCAAAGATAAGATCCCGGATGAGTATGAAGGCGTGTCACTTGTTGATGTAGAAACGGTTATTACACCAAACAAGCGAGCCATTAAAGAAGTGATTGAATCTGCGGAGGCGGTTGCCGCCGAAATACTGGCGCGTGGAGAAACACCACCAGCCGAGTTATTAAACCCGGTACCAGGCGCACATCTGGAACGCGGCGAACGTTCACTGAGGGTACGCTAATGCTTAAACTCACATTAAAGCGTGGTGACGCGGTTCACCTGGTACTTGCCGATGGAACCAACGGCATTATTGAAGCACGGAGCCGCTGCGAACTTGGGCTACACCTGCCAGAAAACATTAAGGTCACTCGGGAGAAATCGGCATTCCCCCCACCAGAACTGATTACGCCTAATCAGAAATAAAAACTCACCATCGCTAGCATTGCGATTCACCAGTAACCGGAGGATCACAATGCTGCGATGGCAACCGGGAGCAACTCTGCTCTCCGCATTTGATATCAAAATTGGCCGACTGTCGGCCAGCGTCAGGAAACAGGCTGTGACCGAGTCTGATATTGCCCGTGCCTGCAAGGCGGCAGATGACGCAATAAGCTACATAATGAGGAAAGACCATGAGAAGCGATCACGACATAATCACCAGAGAAGAAATGGTCGAGCTGACGGGAAGCCCACTTAAATCAAAGCAATGTGAGGCTCTTCGCCGGGCTGGAATTTTCTTCATGGAAAGGGCTGACGGGCACCCAAAAACAACCTGGGGCCATTTCATGAACCCAATAAAATTTCGCAATTTACAGGAGGTGACGACGCGAAAAGATGATGAACCTGATTTTGGAGCAATATTTAATGGCCGGAAAGAGAAAGAACCCAGCAGATAACTGGATGCCGCCTCGTGTTTACCAGGGCAAAGCGGCCTACGAATTCAGGAATAAAGATAACAAAGCGATACGCCTGTGCGCATTGGATGCGCCACGATCAGCCGTATGGCTGGCATATGAAAAAGCGGTCGGTGACGAAAAAGAAAGAAATACTTTTCAGGCGCTCGCGGAACAATTCATGACCTCCCCTGATTTTATGGATTTGGCAGTCGAAACCAGGAAAGACTACACAAAATATTCCGGAAAAGTTCTGCCTGTCTTCGGGAAGATCGACCCGGATAAAATCAAACCTGAACATATTCGGCGCTATATGGATCAACGCGGTTTATCAAGCCGAACTCAGGCAAACAGGGAAAAAAGCTTTATGTCCAGGGTATTCCGTTGGGGTTATGAACGAGGTTATGTCCAGAGGAATCCTTGTCAGGGAGTTAAGCAGTTTAAAGAGACAGCACGCGAACGTTATATTACGGATGAAGAATATCAGGCCGTTTATGAAGTATCTCCTGATGTTGTTCGCGTGGCAATGGAGATTGCCTACTTATGCGTGGCCAGACAGAGTGATGTACTTTCATTGCAGAAAGACCAGCTGTTCGATTCCGGGATCTACATTCGTCAGGGAAAAACCGGCGTTAAGCAAATCAAAGCCTGGTCGCCTCGTCTGCAGAAAGCGATAGCTCTGGCTCGTTCTCTGCCATTAAAACCGGGAATCAGTAGCCTGTTTGTGATTCATCAAACTACCGGAGGCAAGTACACCCGTGATGGTTTTAACTCTCGTTGGCGTGATGTCAAAGCGGCAGCACAGGAAAAATATCCTCATCTGCAAATAGACTTCACATTTCATGATCTGAAAGCAAAAGGTATCTCTGATCTGGAAGGCAGCCTGGAAGAGAAGCAAGCAATTTCCGGGCATAAGAACCCACGACAGACAGCAGCATATGACCGAAAAGTTAAAGTAGTGCCCGTAGTTGGTGGCCAGAGAAAATGA